AGCTCTACACCACACCACAACGCACATTTGTAGGATTGACAGATGAAGACATGAATAAGGCTTTAGATTATTGGTCTGACGATTCTCGAAGTGCATATGGTGGTGCTCATAGTGCATCAGGTGAATATGTAGACATGATTGAAACATGGCGTTACATCGAAGCCATGCTGAAAGAAAAAAATAATTATGCGTAAGGTCTTGTGCCTGTCTTATCAATGATAAGAGCTTGTCTTCTAGGTTTACCATTAGGATCATTAGGAACGCTGATATGTGTCCAACGATCAAATTCACGAATTACTTGGTCAAATGGTAAATCACTTTTAATGATTGTTTGAACAACTTGATCCGGTGTCATTCCGGGAATTCTTAGGTCAGCCGCACACCCTACACGATGTTGAGATGTGTCTTTTGAACCAACAGCATCATTCACGGCCTTACTGCGAAATGCAGAATTAACCATTACTGGTTTGTTATCCAACAGTTTTTTAACGTCTTCAAGAAATGTAGCCAAACGCAAAAGATTGGCTTTTTCTGATTCATTGGGAGTATTGTCAAATTCACGATGTTCTGTGATTGTCAATTCTTCAATTGTAAAGTGTTCTGTGAGATTCATTATTTTGCGGGTGTTGATTGGTGAAGAAGAATGTCTTTGTTTTGGCTTGATGCAGAGCTACCAAAATAAAAAGCGATGATACCTGTCCAAGCTGTTCCAAGAGATCCAAGCATAATCATTAGAGCTTGACTTGATGAATCAACTTTTCCGGTCATAAGACCACCAAGTATTCCAAAAAATCCAACTGTGATAAGAATAGCAAGCAAAGGCGGTATAAAACTTTTAGTGTTTGATTGCATATCCCTAGCTGATTTGCGATCTTGTACGGCTAGTTGCTCAAAGTCTAATCCCAATTCTTGAGCTTTTGCTTTCAATGCAAGTTCAGCAGATTGAATGCCAGCTATTTGGTCGGCGGTGAGCTTTCCAGAGTTAATGGTGTCTTGAACAGCACTAGGATCAACGCCTATTGCTTTGGATACGGCTTCTACTGCCATGCCCGCCAATGGGCCTCCTAATGCGCTTGCGATGGTAGGGGCGATTGATTCGATCCAACTCATTTTGTATCCTCCAAATGATATTTGCTCTTTTGATAATCTTGATGTACCCAATACATTAAACCGGCTATTTCCAATGTTATCAAAAACACGGCAATAATGACGATTGCTCTAACTTGATACTTTTCAATAATTGCTCTACGTTTCCTAAGAGCTTCTTGTGCGGCTTTTTTGCCTCTCGCTCAGCGGCCTCCTGCTCCTTTCTGAGCTTTGCCCTTTCTTGTTCAAACTCTGTCCAAATCGCTCCCCAACCGGGCGTTTGGTAGATCAAAAAGTCTTTTAATTCTCTTTCCGATTCCTGCAATTGACGCAATTTCATAATATTGTCAAATGCACGTTTGTTCAGGCTTTCCCCTCTAGCAGGAGGTTTTTTCTTTGATTCTTCAACAGCTACAGCCATTGCCTCGCTGTGTTCCATAAAAGCACCAATGTGCCCTGTAACTTCAGCAGTAATTTCAGCTACATCACCGCCAACTTCTTTGGCTTCTTTGTACAGTTCTACGCATCTTTTGACCCCTGCTATTGCTCCTTGAGCCAACGAAAATGCGGCTGAAATGGAGATAGGATCAAGCATTTTATTTTCTCAAAACTAACTCTAGCAGAAGTAAAATAATTGCGCCTGTTCCACCAATAAAGATGGTTTCCAAGCGTTTTAATCGAGCATTCACACCACGCATTTGCTGATCTATACCCTCATACCGAACAGCACATACATCAACGTGAGAGTCGATTTTCTTATCCACGTCTGCTAGAGTAGTCATTTTAAGCGGCAGGTGTTGCTTCGGCAGGAGCTTCAGCAGGTTGAGATGCGTTGGCGGCATCTTCCAAAGCCTTCATTTGTGCGCCTACAGCTTGTTGAAACATAATAACAAGCATAGCAGTCTCTGCCGATGGTTTTGAAGCAATATAGCCCCAAACTTGGTTAACCAAACTGGCGGGGATTGTAATGGGTTGATTTTGAAAAATTTGTTCAGGTGTTAGCATCATAGTTCCTTAAAATGGCGAAATTGCCATAACTATTATATCAAGCAATGTTTGCGGCTTTCAAGCGTGCTCTGAGAGATTTAAGCTCTGCAATGATATTAGCCATCATTTCGGGAGTAGACAAATCAACCATTTGATAAACTGGATCACCTTTTGAATCAACTGCATTGGCTTCACCAACTACAGCATTAGAAACTACAGCTTGAACTTCATCTGCGATAAATCCTGTATCAGCTTGACCAGAGTTAGTCCATGTAAATGACCTTGGTTGCAAAGCGTCAATAACTGCACCACTATTGGTATAGTCTGTAATATTGGTTTTTAATCTGCGATCAGAAGTTGTTCCATAAAGTACACTTGATGATGTTGGTGAAGAAATTGCACCTGCAAGTGTAAAAGATGTTGGAGTTCCTGTATAAAAAATTGCATGATTAGATGACAAAGAATTTAGACAAGTAACTAAACCATTACCAACTGATGTTACATAAGCGCCATAACAATTTTCGGCTTGAACAAATACGGTTGTTGGACTTGAAAAAGTAGTTGCAGTACCAGAGCTTGTTATAGTCAAACTTTCAAATGGATAGCTTGAAGAACCCAAATTAACTGGAGCAGTTCCGCCAGAAGCACTTTGTGGAATAAAGTAAGTGTTTCCACCAGTTGTATATACATAGACGTTGGCTGAACTGTTACCAATACCAATAATATTGTTGGAAGTACCAATTCCATATACAGTACCAGTTGGGCCAGAAGTTCCCGATCCAATGGTTACGCTTGAAAAAGTTGCATCATTTGTAGAAGAACCACCGGCTGTAACAACTTGTTGTAATGTAGGCGTTGTACTAGTAGGAGTTGCCCAAGAACCATCATTTCTTAGGAAAGTTGATGTTGAACCTGTTGGAGCTGGAATTGCATAATTGTTCCAATCAAACGTGCTTTGCAAATAAAAATTTGCCCATTGATAAGTTGAATTACCTAAAGTATAACTATTTGTTGTTGCAGGTATAAAAGCACCTCCATACAAATAAACTTGAGAAGTTGAATTGCCGATACCAATAACGCTACTTGATGCAGTCGCAATTCCATAAGCAGTTCCTGTTGGGCCAGTTGATCCTGAGCCAATAGTAACCGTAGAAAATGTTGCATCGTTTGTTGAAGAACCGCCAGCAATTACCACTTGTTGTAATGTAGGAACACCATTTAAAGGCGTATAGCCTAAAGCTGTTGTTACATCACTACTTGTTAAAGTTATTGCGCCTGTTCTTGTATTAAAGCTAGATACACCGCTACTACCAGATGCAGAAACCCAAGCTCCTTGTTGATTCAAAAATAATGATGCAGAGCCTGATGAAGAAGGAGGAGTTATCCCGCCAGAAACATTACCCCAATAAAAATTACTGCTAAGGTATAAATTATTCCATTGGTAGGAAGATGTTCCTAAAGTAAACGATGAGGTTGTACTTGGAATGAAAGCACTTCCGTAAAGGTAAACTTGACCGCTTGAGTTGCCAATACCAATTACAGAGCTGGATGCCGTTGCAATTCCATAAGCTGTACCTGTTGGTCCTGCTGAACCAGAGCCGATTGTGACTGTTGAGAATGTAGCATCATTTGTAGATGATCCACCTGCAACTACAACTTGCTGTAGCGTAGGAGTAGTAGCACTTGGAGGTAATGCCCACGTTCCATCATTTCTTAAAAATGTTGTTGTACTTCCTGTTGGCGCAGAAATAGAATAAGAACCCCAATTTAATGTTGTAGCCAAATATAAAGATGACCAATAAAAATTTGATGATCCTAAAGATATGTTTTGATTGGTTGTCGATGTAGTTGTAAAAGGCAAAAATGATGCGCCTGATAAAACAACTGTATTTGGCGAACCACCACCTAAATTATTTTGCATCCCTATATATGGTGTTTGCGTTGCCATTCCATATACAGTTACACCAGTTTGAAAATTAACTTGATCTCCTAAACTTAATGATGTTGTTGGTGATGTTGAATTATTGCAAGCAACAGAAATTCCTAATGTTGTAAATGCTCCAGTATTTGTAACTGTTTGAAGCGTAGGAGTTCCAGTACCGGCAGGAATAACCCAATTGCCATTGGCATTTAAAAAATATGTTGCACCACCCGAAGGTACAGACATTGTTGTTCCCGACCATGTAAATGTACTTGTAATTGTCGGTGTAGTTAATGATGCTCCTGTAGCAAGGGCTAAAACTGTTCCTGTGCCGGTTGTTGTATAAGATGTGCCCCAAGCTGAACCTGTAGAATTTGCAATTCCTGCGGCTGGGTATGAACCTCCGCCACCGCCAGTTGCGCTAAGTGTTCCACCAGAAAATGTTAAATTTGAACCGATTGTTACACTACTAAAACCACCCGATCCATTGGCATAAAGAATGCTTGAACCTGTTGTTGGAGGAGCATACGAAGTACCAGAACCACTATAAACAAAAGCGTTTACAGCATTAAGCCAACTTGCGGGAATAACGGTTGAATAGTCTACAAATGTAATTGATGCCATTTTTAATCCTTAGAATGTTATCGAACCTGATGAGGTGAATGTATATATGATATATCCATTGGCTGTAGTTTGCGTTGGGCTTCCAGTAGTTGATGCTGTTAGTTTATAGATGTTAGGGTAACGGATTATGACAATACCTGAACCGCCATTGTATCCAGTACCAGAACCACCTTCGCCGCCAGTTGTGTCAGAACGACCTCCTCCACCACCAGAACCCCCAGAAGCACCAGCGGTTTGGTATCCAGAACCACCACCACCACCACTTGCAGTAAAGTTTCCAAATACTGAATTACCGCCAGAAGAACCTGCGGCGGCTGTTGTTGATCCGTTTCCACCGCTTTCAACTGTAACTGTAATTGATGATCCTTGTGGAACGCCAGTCAATCCTGCAAGCAATCCTCCACCGCCTCCGCCTCCGCCATTACCCCCACCTCCCCCACATTCTTTAGCCAAAGCAACAGTATTGTCAGTAAATCCTGTGTCACCAATAATGATTAAATCGGCATCTTTGGCAGAATCACAAAACCTTTTGACAAACTGTTCTTCGTTCTTAGATATAGCGTATACAGCTATTTTCATTCTAAAGATGTAGGAGGTGTTTGTTGGTTTGCTGCCTCTTTTTGAATAGCCTCAATCAATTGAAAGACTTCTTGAAAGGGTTTAGTTCCCAAGTACGCCATGATGTTGTTCACGAGTGTGGTTGATAAAGTTACTTTGTCCATTTTTATCCTTTAGAAATTAAAATTCCCATTGCGTAACCAATTATAAAAGCCACCATTGGATGACAAATAAACTTGATTACTTTTGTCATGCCGTCTGCCAAGGAAGTGGGGGCTGAATCACTACGGGATTGATTTGTGATGCTAAATTTGCATTAATTGCAGTCTCTGTGGCTGTCTGGTTCACACCTGATGCCCAAACCCAATTGTTGACTTCTGCTTGCGTTAAACTTGCAAAAGGTATGAAATTAGGGTCTCCAGCAGGAGGCTCTGTGAACGAGCAAGTTCCATAAATAGAATTGCTATATTCTTTCCCATTGGCTGTTTCAGTACCTGTACACCTCCAACCTGCTGTGACTACAACAGATGTAAATCCATTGATTGTCTGCGTTGAAGTTGATAGCCAATCTGTTGTCCAAGTTATTGTTGCTGACATGATATTTCCTTTAGGTTATTTGGCTTCAAGTGCTGCCAAGCGTTTGCGAAGGTCTTGGATTTCCTTGACCAGCATGGGGACGAGTTTGGAATAATCCACCGCCATCATTTCTTCTGGGTCGGCGGGTTGGTGTACAGCCTCTGGAGCCACGGTCACAAGCTCTTGGGCAATGAAACCGTAACGCTGGTGCGAGCCGTCCGATTTCCAGTCATATTGGCGTACTTGCAAAGCATCCACCAAAGACGAAGCCGAGTCAGCGTCAGCGATATTTTCTTTCAAGCGCTGGTCTGATGATGTGTTGTATGAAACGGCAGATGTTGTACCAACTCTTGCAATAGAACCAATTGTTGAACCAGAACCATTTGCAAAAGCAATGTAACCAAAACCACTAGAACCATTGTCTTGAATTGAGATTCCGTTTGTGGTTGAACCATTAGCAACTTGAACACAAAGTTTACCAGAACTAAATTGACTTGTAGTACCTACTAATAAATTACCACTAGAGTCTATACGGGCATATTCTGCCGCACTGTATGCGCTATTAAAAATATGAGCGCCAGAGGCTGTAGTGCCAGCCGCATACTTTAAATCGTTTGTGGTGTTAGAGTAAATGTAACCCGCGGGAACCGCCAAAGTTCCGCTTCCACCTGACGGGCCAGCCACAATTGTTGACCCAAAAATAGCACCGGGGGATGTATTACCAACACCAAGGTTGCCATTTGTATCGAGGGTTGCCTTAATTGTTCCAGCAGTACCAAACTGCAACGATACCGCTGAGTTTGTGTATAGCACTGCGGCATAAGCGCTACTGCCAGTAGCAAGTGTCCCTCCAGCAGACGATTCAATACCCCAAATCAAATCAGACCCCGTATTGCTCCAGCGTCCGTAAGTCGCGCCCGTTGTGGCCCCAAGGTTGTTTAAAACTCTAGTAGTAGTAGTCGCTGCACTTGCAAGTGATAATTTTGAATCAGGCGAACTTGTCCCAATACCCAGACCTGTGCTGGTTAGGCGCATTTGTTCGAAGCCGTTTGTAACAAACACCAAAGGAATTGTGGAAATGCCTGCAAGCGTAATAGCTGTTGATTCAGAGCTAATATATCCATATCGTGTTGATCCAGCGTTATTCCAAAACTCCATTTGTCCAATAGAGTCAGCAGAACGTCCACGCAAACGCAAATTTAAAGCAGATGAGTTTGCATAAACATCAAGAGGAACTGCACCAGTTCCACCAATACCTAAATTCGTCCCATCAAACGTCAGCGCAGACCCAGTAGCCAAAGCACTTGTACTAGACGCATACACCACACCATTTGCTGTAAATGATGTTAGTCCTGTGCCACCGTTTGTGGTTGCTAATGTTCCTGCAAGAGTAACAGCACCACTTGTTGCAGTAGAAGGCGTAAATCCAGTAGTTCCTGCACTAAAACTAGTTACGCCAGAATTGTTAATGGTGATAGCAGTAGAACCGTTGTAAGTTGTTCCTGAACTAAATGTAATGTTAGTTCCGGCAGTTAAACTAGCTAAATTGCCACCAAGTGAAATTCCTGAAATTGTTGAATTAGCTAACTGTGCATTGGTAATTGTTCCACTCAATGCAGTAGTAGGAATGGTGTTTGAAGCACTCATTGCTCCAGTACCGTTACCATATACATAACCAGTTAATGTGGTTGCACCAGTACCGCCGGATGCTACACCCAATGTACCAGCAAGAGTAATTGCGCCGGTTGAGCTAGTGTTAGGTGTTAGACCAGACAATGAAGTTTGGAAAGATGTAACTCCACCAGTCGATGCGGCCCATGTTGGAACACCACCCGATAAAGTCAATACATAACCATTAGTACCTGCTGAAAGTTTGCTAAGTGTATTTGTAGCTGATGCGTACAAAATATCACCAGTCACATAAGATGTTTGACCTGTACCGCCATAAGTAGCGCCTACTGCGTTACCGTTCCATGTGCCATTGGTATATGATCCCGCCCAACTTAATGTGTTGGTTGACCAACTAACATTTGATGGTGCATCAAAATGATAATCCCATGTACCTGCTGAAGATCCATTGGTTAAAAGAATGAGAGTTGTAAAACCACCGGAAGGAATAGAAACAACTAAAGTTGACGAGCTGTTATTAACAGTTATTGCACCACTTGTTTGATTGTTATTAAATGTGTATGTTGCACCAATTGGCAAAGTAGTTGCATTGGGTAACTGATATGTTTGTCCACCCGATCCAGTTACTACCCAGTTGTAATTTGAGCTTGCTGTTAATGTTGTTGTTGTTCCTGCCGCCGCAACATTGCTAAATGTGTTAAAAAATACATTTGCTGAAGCATTAACATTGGCATCACGCAAAACAACACTATTAGCTCCTGAACTGGCGGTAACGCCTGTTCCACCCGAAGCTACAGGTAAAGTTCCAGTAGTCAACGCTGATGTTGAAGTTGCGTAAACAGCACCACCAGATGTAAACGAAGATAAATTAGTTCCACCATTTGCAGTAGGCAAAATTCCTGATACTTGCGTTGTTAAACTTATAGTACCAAATAACGCTGAAGTAGGAATTGTTGTACTTGCGGTTACATTTCCAGATCCGTTGGCATACATATAACCAGTCAAACCAGTTACAGCAAGATTTGTAGTAGTTAAATTGGTAAAAGATTCTGAATTAGAGCCGGGAATTTTCTCCCAAACACCACCACTAAAAATAGCCCAATCGCCTACTGACCAGTCAGCAACACCATTTAAAGATGTTGTACCAGCAACAGAAACAACGTAATAATAACCCTGTGTTCCCACACTAGAAGTCAATGTCGGACTATTTGTTGATGCGTTCCAAGTGCCTTGATAAGAAGGTGCATTGGTTGATGCAGTTGAAATTGAAGTAACTTGACCTTGAGCATTAATTGTAACAACTGGAATTACTGAAGCTGATCCATAAGTACCGGCTGATACACCTGTGTTTGAAATTGCAATCGTAACTGGAGATGCGCCTGTATAGCTTGTGCCACTTAAACCAGTTCCAATAGTTAAGGCATTTGGGGCGGCGGCAGTAATTGTTCCAGATCCACCTAGCGCAATGTTTGTTCCATTAACAGTTAATGAACTATTGATAAGACCTGCATTTGGCAATCCTGTTGCATTGGTTAAAGTCAAAGCAGATGGAGTGCCAAGATTAGGTGTTACCAATGTTGCGTTAGTAGACAAAACAACATTACCTGATCCTGTTGTACTGTAGCTAGTTCCCCAAGCAGAGCCGGTTGATAAAGGTATACCTGCGGATGGATAGACCATTCCACTACCACTAGCATTTAATGTACCGCCAGAAAAAGTTAAATTTGTTCCAATTGTTACATTGCTAAAACCGCCTGAGCCGTTTCCATAAAGAATGGAAGTGCCAGAAGTTGCAGGAGCATAATCAGTTCCTGATACTGCGGCAGAAACTCCAGTACCATTTCCTTTTAGCAATCCTGTTACGCTTGTGGTAAGAGTAATTGCTGGTGTTGTAGTTGAATTAGCAACTGAACCACCAAATCCATTTGCGGAAACTACTGAAACACTTGTAACAGTTCCACCGCCAGAAGCGGAAATAGAAATGCTACCTGCTCCATTGGTAATTGAAATTCCTGATCCTGCAGTTAATGTTGACAGCGCATAACCAGATCCATTGCCAATTAACAATTGACCATTTGAAGGAGTAGTGGTTATACCAGTACCACCATGATTGCTTGCAATAGTCGTTGCGTTCCATGTACCAGTTGAAACCGTACCCAAGTTAGATGTGGTTGCAGTTAATGTGGTAAATGTTCCTGCGGCGGCTGTTGTTCCACCAATTGCAGGAGGACTTGCAAGATAAGTTGTAAAGCCTGTTCCGCTAACTGTAGAAGATGCAGACAAAGTAGTGAATGCACCTGTGTTGGCGGTTGTATTACCTATAGAAGGAGGTGAAGCTAAATATGTACTAAATCCAGTACCGCTTACAGTTGACGATGCAGACAAAGTTGTAAACGCACCGGTGCTTGCTGTTGTATTGCCAACAGGCGTATTGTTTAAACTATCAAGAGTTAATGCAACTCCAGAAATTGAACCGCCTGTAATATTTACATTATTTGCATTTTGCGTTGACATTGTTCCCAATCCAGTAATTGATGTATTGGGAATTGTTGTGCTAAATGTAGCGACACCACTACCATTTGCGTACAAATATCCTGTGTAATTACTTAATGTAAATGTTCCACTTGCAGATAATGTAGTAAATGCACCTGTACTTGCCGTTGTGTTACCAACTGGTGTGTTATTTAAACTATCTAATGTTAAAGATACGCCAGTAATTGTTCCACCAGTAATAGATACATTATTGGAATTTTGAGTTGCAATTGTTCCCAATCCACTAACTTGTGAAGTTGTGATTGAAATTAACGTATTGGTAACTGAAGTTACTTGACCTTGAGCATTAGTGGTAAATACAGGAACAGTTGAAGCAGTACCATATGTTCCTGCTGTGCCTGTTGGTGTAATGCTAAATTGATACCCAGTTAAAGTTAATCCAGTTCCTGCGGTATATGTATTGTGAGAATCTGCATAAGCCTTGTTAACAATGTCAGTAGGATTTACAGGAGCAGTTGTAATTTGACCGGTAGGAGCTGTGACGTTTGTAAATGATCCTGAATACAAGCCATTTTCTAAACCATAGGTTTGAGTAAATGCGGCGGCAGTACCGGCAGTCATAAAGTTAACTACAAAATCACCAATGTTCCATTGATTAGCAACTGTTCCTTCTTGACCACGGATAACAGTTAAAACGTCACCGGTAATATTTGTACATTGAACAACTTCAGTAATTAAACTGTTAGTTGAATTGACCAAAGTCAAGTTAATTGCTTGACCTGATTGAGGAGCTGTGAAATACGATCCTGTACCTGCCGCAACTTGAATAGTTGTTTGGGTGTTATTTACAGGTGCGGCTAAAGCTGTTTGAGCTTGGTTATCAAATAAAAGGATCGTCATACATACCCCAAGCGATTAAAGGATTGAATAAGTATCTGCAACAGCTCCGGTAAACTTTACCGTTGTTACAGGGAAGTTCAAAACATAATAGATTTGACTAGTCTCTGTTCCTGTGGGTGTGACTGCGGCATAATAAGTTGTACCGCCATCTAATGACAATTGAATTGCCCTACCACCTGCGGCTGAATTTAAAACAAGAGTTGCAGGATAAACAAGATTTGGCAAATTAACTACTGCTGTTGTTGCAGATAAAGTGCCGGTAATTGGTGAACCATAGTTGTATGACATGATGTTTCCTTTTTAAAAACCAATAGCAGTCCAATAAACACCATGAACAGTTGATGTTGTACCCGCTGTGTCTTGTATTTGAATTTGAGTTAATGGACTTCCTGAATATGAACTAATACCCAAAGCTCCTCCAGTAGGAACTCCTCCTGCTCCATAAGTTGCACTACCAGATAAAAACCCATTAGGCCATGCAACTGGCAAAGTTATGTATGTTTCATTTCCACCGCCGGTAACAGATGCACCACCCCATTGCATAATCAAACCATTTGAAAATTTTATATATCCATTGCCTGAAATACTTGAAGGTGTTGAAGGATTATTTAATAACCAAACATTAAGTGCGGAAACATAAGTTAAATTTATTGGATAACCAGCAACAGGGATTTCACCTCCAGTTAATGCTTGGTCATTGCCTTTTACAATGCTAACTGCTGTTAATGTAGTTGTCCCAAGAGTTACCAATAAAGTACAAGCTCCAGTATTTGCGGCACTTGCATTAACAGTAATATTCATTCCATTAGGAATTGAAGTCAAATTAGATGGCAATGTAATGGTTAAAGCATTAGCTGTTCCACCGGCTGTTGCTATGTTATATGTGCCACTTTGAAGCTGTTCGGATTGAACCAAATCCGTCATCACGGCGGCAGTATCAAAATGACCAACAATATCATTTAAAGCAAAAGGTTGAGCTGTTGTTCCTTCTTGACCACGAATAATAGTCAATGTGTCGGTTGATCTTGCTGTGCAATTACAAATTTCATAGACGGAAGAAGACGTTGCACTAATTAGGGTGAGTTTAAATTGTTGACCGGAAGTGGGATTTGGAAACAATGCACCTGTTCCGGGCGCAACAGAAATAGTCGTTTGAGTGCTAGTAATGGCAGAAGCCAACGTACTTTTTGCATTGTTAGAAAAGACTTGGACTGTCATAAAAATCCTTAATAAACGACTGTGTAAGTATACTGGAACGGCAAGAATAAAACAGCAGATTCAATGGCTGATTGCAAAATTGGCGATGCCGGAAGACTTGGAACTGTAATTGTTATAGCCGATCCAGATGTGTAGGTAACGCTGATAGTATATGTTTGGTCAATATCTGGACTTATGCCATTGACACCATATAAAAACCGATAAACTCTGCGTTTTAACCAAGCTGTTGAATATTGAAATCCATCACCTTTATAAAAATTCCAAGTTATGATTCTTTTGTAATAGTCATCATTGACAATATAAATTGTCGATCCCGATGAAAAAGAAGTTGAGGTATAAGGAGTTGTATCGTAAGCAACAGTATTATAAACACCCAAGGCATTTGCAGTTGTTCCTGCACCAAGACTAGGACGAGGAATTCCATATAAACTTGCTCCTACCCAGTCCAGCAGAGGTGCGCTTAAAACGGTGTAAACAGGCAAATTGAGATTATTTAAATTGTCTAAATAGCTTTGAGCCGTTGTATTGTAAGCAGTAAAAAAAGACTGAATGTAAGAAGTTCCCTGAGTTATATAGGGTTGACCCGTAATAGCTTCACCGGCAACACCATAGCCCGCCACACCTGATTGAGCAGGGTTTTGAATGACATTTTCAGCAGTAGCTTCGTATTGCTGATAAAGATAAGCGGGTAATATGGTTTCAATCATTTTTAACCCTGTGCAATAGTTATCAATGCTGATGATGTAGAAAAATAACTTTCAGGATCGCCAACATATAAACCGGTTCCTGAAGTTGGAGTAACATCAATTCCATTGATTGCAACAACAAAAATCATTCTTGATAAGGTTTGAGGTGGAACAATGCTTGCTATGGATTCTTGAAAAACCGTTTGCATTTCAAATAAATTAATAGGTTGACCAACATAAATACCATTTATATAAGCGGCTAATGCGGGCTGACCTAATTGTGCAACTGCTATTGGAGATACATAATTTAATGAATTAGTATTCCAAGTTAAGTTAATTGTCACGGTTTGAACCGGCGGTATTACATAAGTAATGGTATAAGAATCAGGATAATCGTAAACAGTTACGGTTTCATTTCTTAAATTTGGAGTTACGACTCCGCCGCTTACATAAGAGCCAAAAGATGTGGTGTTTACATTTACATTAAAAGTGGTTTCTGAAACAACTGTAATAGTGTATGAGCCATTAAATGTACTGGGTGTTACTCCGGCAATTGTTATAACTTGACCTGTTGAGTAGCCATGATTTAGATTTGTAGTTACCAATCCATTGGTAGCATTTGTAAATGCGGTTATTTTTAACGTAGACCCGACTAATATAGAAATATCAGGTATTGAGTTAAAAATAGCACCTGCGACTTGATAGGGGTCACCGCCACCACAAATGATTTCCCATTGATTAGATCCTAAATTTATTACGGCAACTAAATTGGGTTGAACTCCGCTTACATTTTGAAGTTGAGTTTTTACAAAAGTAGGCATTCCAACAGCAGTAGCCAAACCTGCTTGTATCACTTGCGCTTGATAAGATTGAACAGTTTGAGCAACAGCTCCGGGCAAACCTGCGGTAGGATTTGTGCAAGTCAATGTATACCCTGTAGGTACAGATGTAACCAAATGCGTTACTGTACCGGCTGGAACCGCCCAAGAACCTGACGTAGTAGCCAAACAATAAAGACTAAGACTTTGACCTGATGTGCCAATAATTCCGCCGTCTTGGACTGTATATTGATATGTTCCATCAGAAACAGTAAAACCAACTGGAATAACAAAACCGGCTAAACCTGTAAATTGAACATAAACAGAAGTATTAGAGCCAACCCCTTGCTGAACACCATAAATTGCGCCAAGCTGATAAAGGATAAAAGGATTAGCAGTATATGGACTAATACTATTGACCAAATCAACAAAAGTTTGATCTTGTATAACGACAGCTCCGGCGGCTGTGGAGGCCATATCTTCAACCAAAGAGCCGGGTAAATTGGCTGTTAATCCGGGCGCTAAAGCAGATGCGGCGGCAATCTCTTGTGCTAGTAAATCAGTTGGGCTTGTTGCGACTGCCCCTGCTGTGGTTAATGTTGGCATTGGAATTCCTTATGTTGCAACTACTGTTTGAATTGTAGTGCCATTTTGAAAAACTGCACTAATTGCGTAGGTGGGTTGAGGCGTATTTGTTTGGCTTGTAATGGTCAAACTTGCAAAATATGGAGCGTATTGATTTTGAGTATTGTTAACGGCTAGATTAGGAGCAATTTGATTGATTACAGATTGTTGAGCCGGTATTCCATAATTACCATAGAAAGGACTTTCCCCTAAATTAAGGCGCAAAGTTTGAGCAACGGTTGCCAAGTAAATATAACTTGGATCTGTAATAGTTGTCCAATTTCCTGTTTTTGGATCAATTCCATAACTTCTCATACAACACCTCCGGTATCACTACCTCCTATTACAACGCCTGAATGCTCATGCGTTAAGAAGTTTCTTCCGTTAATAATAACTGTTCCAGAAATGGTTACAGTACCACCAGTTAAAGTTATGCTTGCCGTACCTTGAACTAAAGATATTTCTGTTGGTGTGATAGTCACAACCGCACCACTAGCGGTATCTCTTAAAACAACTCCATTTGGTCCATAAATTGTGACTGCGTTTGCATCAACGCTAGACCAGTTTTTGTTGCCTATAGGTACAAATACTAATCCACCCAAATTGCTAGGTTCTTCAAGCGGCGCTAAACCTGACCCTAAACCAGACACTCCTCCAAGTACGGTATCTGCTGAAATGCAAAATCCTTTATCTCCAACTTGAATGGGTAATCTAATATATTCGCTTCCAATGACCGGACAAGTCACTTGAGGAATTGTAAAAACACCACCTGTATCAACATCAAATGAAACAGTCACAATTGCACCAGATACGGCAACAACGTGACATGGATATTTTTGTCCTTGCCTTTGTTGGTTATCCGCAATCTTGCCTTCAGCAAAATTGTTAATGGATATTGCAAATGGTAGTTTTTGTGAAATCATGGTGTTACCGGTATTGTGCAATCAACAATAGTACACCAACTGTTTGCATCAGCTTGTCTACTATTGCCAACGTGACGTATTTTCAATATTTGAAAAATACCTTGGAAAGCAATATTGTTTTTATTTTGACCAAAATTTGCAGGACTATTCGTTATTGGAGATCCTTTTGGAAAAACAATTTTATTCATGATATTTAAATCTCCACGCATGACCAATTTAGCTTGAACCGTTGCAATATCAATCCACGTTAAATTACCAATAATGTCCGTAAACGCAATATTGATTGTATTTGTTTGAGCTGTTCCGTCTGTCAAAAAAAAGCCTTGATTATTAATACCAATAGATGCGCCCAAGTAATCTACTGTTTTAATAATTTGTTTGCTTTTTTTATTTATGTATTTTGAAAACGATGTAATATTGTCATACTGCCACGATTGATCTTGGTTGTAAACCAAATTAGAGCTTAACGATCCATAAACAGGAACACTAGGATAGGCAATATTTAAAGACTGTCGAATAGCATTTTCTAAAGTTGTTCCTGCTTTCCAAGTAAATCCAAAATTAATTTGATCTTGTGGAGAAACATACGTTAAACCAGTAATTACAAAATTTAAATTAACTTCTGTTCCTTGCCAATTTCCAAAACATTGCAATATTGTTCCATCAATGATTTCTCCGGCTTGCTGTGGGTTTGCAAAGGGTAATCCCTTAGACATACCAACAGAAATTTGTATGCGAGCGTTGTTGTAGTTGGCTGATTGATTCAAATCTTCAAATGAAACGCCATGAATGGTTAGCAATCCATTTTGAGCCGGCTGATGAAATAAGGTTTGAAATATATCTAAATCAACCCTAAGAGCAGAACCATTGTCTATTCTGTTTTGATAATTTTGACTGTTATTGGATAAAGAAGTAAAAGTAACCGGTACAAATTGAATTGCGCTTTGACTTGATGGACTGATCGTTATGCTGTAGTAACGCATTATGGTGTAATGATAAAACTGCTACTACTGACTCGATAAACCATTGTTGACTTTGTAAAGTATCCAAACAACAAATTAATATCATAATTATCGGGTGATCCAATGATAGGACGGCTGACAATTAAATTGCCAAAAGTATCATAGATAGAAAAAAAATATCTTGGCCCTGCGGCATTCCATGTGCAAATACAAACATAAGTAACCCCATCCAAAGTTGGATTAAATTGAAAATTTGCTAATGGCGATGGATTAAAAAGAATGGTTGTCATTATTCATACCATCCTAATTTGTAATTTGGTGCGGTACTATTCCAGCTCAATGCTGTTGGTGTAGGTAATCCATTTTGAAATTTATTCATTAAATTACCCAAAACTTGTTGAGCACCTTGTTGCGTTATCAATGGCTGAGTGAAATCCCATTGATACAAAAATTGAACCTGTTTATCGCTTGATGTACTTACATCACGAATACCTGTTAGTAAGCAATTTGTGAAAGTGTAAGCAGGTGTTAAAACTGTAAATGTTCCACCTGTCAAAATGTGCGTGTCCAATTGGCTTTTTAAAGCTGTAAAAATTGAATTTTTAGTAACATAACCACCATTGTTTTGTGCGGGAGCTATCATTACCAAACTAATTTTTAAAGGCATTTGAATGACCGCATTAGCCGCCATTGTTAGGCTTGCAAAAGGATATTCAGCAATTTGCCATTCTTCAAGACTACCGCCAGACATAACTCTATATTCGGCAAAGTATTGCCCTGTACTGCTAAACGAATTGCTCAGTTGTTCAGTTAAATTGACAATAGGCAAAATATTATTTGGATAATTTGCGGCTATTCCATTATTCAAAATAATGGGAGAAATTTCATAATTGTATGAAAAATTAACTTGAGCTGAACTTAACATTACGACCCTTTACTGGCATTGGGTAGACTTGCGGCAGTCGCAACAGCATTTCCACCGGTGTTATTGTTAATCATAACTTTAATTTCATTGGCTGAATATTTGGATTTTCCGCTTTCAACCTTAGAAATTACCGCCAACAATGAAGACAAAACATTTGGATCTTGTAAATTTAAATGCTCAGTTGCTTTACGTCCGGTTTGTTGCTCAACAGCTCTAATGTAGGCTTTGGTGTCGTTTTCATTTTTAGGCGCATAAAGACTAATAATGTCTTGAATGGTATCTAATTTTTTGTACCCTGCGGCCTTTGATTTTCCAGTTGCATATAAAGTCAACTGTTCCGCCAAGGCTTTAAAACCTTCTCTGTCAGATGCAAATTTTGCAAAACCACCCTCACCTTGGGTTGCTCCTGCTTGTCCAACATAGCGAAGATTTCCGGGGTTAAAGTTTCTTTCAGCTAAAGATTCACCACCAAAAAACTGTCGAACAGCTCCTTTGGTACGTTCCCATTTTTGAGTACCTTCTTTTTCTTCTTTTGTTTGCGTTAGACCAAAAAATCCGGTAATGTTTTCAACAATGGTAGCCATGCCTTTTAGGGCATCTAAAAAATAACTAATATCTTCTTTTAATTCATCGACTTTTAAATTAGTCAAAAAATCCTTGACCATTTCACCAACGGCTGATGAAAATTCAATTAATTTAGGAATTAATGGCTCTAAATTTTTTATTAACGATGTTTCTAATACTTGACCAACTTTTTTCAATTGAACTAAAAAATCTTGCCATTCACGATTAACAGCATCAGTAGTTTCTAATTCTTTTGCATCTTTTTGATTTTTAGCAATTGCTTGATCTAATTCTTCTGCTTTTAAAGACGATAGCCGTCTTAAATCTTCAAGGCTAAATATTTGAGTTAACCCTGTGGCTTCAGCATATTGTTGAGTTTGTCCACCGGCTTTAAATTGAGCAACAGCACCTTTAATGATGCTTGGCAACATATCAATTGGGTTTTGACCTGCTTGGCCACCCAATCTGCCTAAAATTGATTGTCGGCTTAAATCGCTTCTAACATCAGCAATATTTGACAATACTTGTGTTGGATCAAAATAACGACCAAAGTTTGTTTCTGTAGCTCTTAGTTGACCAGTAGAAACGCCCAAACCCTGCGCTTGCCTTCTGTAATCACTAGCACTACCTGCAACTCCTGCCAAGCCAAAACCGCCACCAATAGCGCCCAATGTAGCCCATTTAGCGATGGATACTGCGCCACTAGCAAGATTGCGAGCAATGTTGGCTGTTGTATAACTTAATTCTTTAAAAACAACTAAATTGTCCTTTGATATTTTTTCAAAGTTTTTTAGTTGAGTGACTAGATCTTTAACGCCCTTGATTTGAGCGTCTACCTGTTTGGTCATTTTTTGTGACCAAGGCAAAGGGTCTATTTTCTTTAAGCCTTCAACGGACGATCTAAATTTGGCAAAGTCTTTCGCAAACGCTTGAAACTTTTCATCTAATACATCTATTTCAATAACTGATTTGGTTGCCATTATTTACTCTTAGAAGATTGATTTTTTTTCAATTGCTTGGATTAAATGCCTTTGACGATAATGTTGTGCATCTATCCACTTACCGCCATTTTCTTTTATAAACTCATAAAAACCCTCATTGCTTAAATAGTCTAGGAGATAAGCGATGATTCCGTTACTTTCTTTCCAGTAACATCTGTTTTGGTCAATGTCGGCAAACCAGTTTGATACGCCATACAGTCCAAGGATGTAACTACCCAATGCCGTAAATTCCCCGCCATTTCTAAAAAAGAAACTCTGAAGTCCCTTGGAGCGACCTTGGATATTGCAGTAAAAAAAACGAGAGAACTCATTACCTCCGCTTCTTCATCTTCGTCAATGATTCCACGTTTAATTGCCAAATCAAATGGCAATGTCTCCCACCCTTTTTCACCACAATAAATGACGTTAGTCAATCTAATGATTTCATTGATTAAACCAAACTTAACTCCACTTGGGCCGTCCCATGTGCCAGACTGAGTTGCAATTGATTTCAATGAAGGATAAGCAAGCCTTGGTGCGGATAAGGCAACATGGCTTGGATTATCACTTTCAAAACATTGACTAAAGACTTTTCCAAGCTCTAGATAAAATTGTTCAAAAATCTCACGACTAACAGCGGTTGAGTGAATGTGTACTGTTCCGTAGTCTGTCGTTTGAATTTGCACCACTAAATTCAAATTTTTGTTAATTTTCAAATCTATGCTCCTGCGGCAAATAACTCAGCATTAATAGAGTAAACACCACGCAAGCGAACAACTAAACCGGCTTGTGTTCCATCAAAAGCAACTTCTTGAATGCTTTGTAAAACACAATTGTTCAGTTGGAATGGAGATAAAGTAACTGTATCGGGATAAATCGTAACTGATCCCAATGTAGTGTTTAGCTCAATTTGTTGCTTGTATGCGTTAGCCAATGCTTGTGTTCTGACCAAATGCATTGTGACTGTTCCATAAATATATGGTTCAGGGCTTGTGACCGCACCAGTTAAGGTGTTAATCAGCAATGCAGTATCGCCATCAAATGCCAAGCTAATCGCTTCTTTAGAAAGATATGATGCTGTAACATTTAAGTTTTGATAGTCAGCATAAAACACACTAGCAAGTAGTCTGTTTAACGTGCCTTGTACAACTTGTGGATTTGCCATTCTTTACTCCTTATGTTGGGATATTACTTGCTGTCAAGTAAATAGTGATTGAGGAGAATCCACGTTGGGGGACAAACGTCAAACTCAATCCCTTGTAAATACCTGCGGCATAATCGCTAGGATTCTGTGTCACATAAGTATTGAATGGAATTGCACCAACAGACGCAGGACTTAAAATCAATCCAAAAGCAATACCATTGTTTGTAGTCGCTTGAGCAACTTTTTGCAATGCATTGATACCGGCTTGATTGTAATAAAGCGGATTAGTGGATGAATTGCTTCCATTAATGATTGCGGCGGCTAAACTAATTGCCACATTGATTGCAAGCCAATCAACTGCATACCAATAATTGAATGTGTTCAAATCCATGAACGTACCACCCTCAATCAAAGTTTGACTGATTTGGCCTTGAGCACCTGTGTAAATGTAATTTACACCTGCGGCAAGCAATGAGGTTTGTTGTGAATTTGTTAATGTGCTGTATGGAGTAACACCATAAACAAAACTATATTCAAGAGGACTTGCCAAGTTACTTGCGTTGGGATCGTAACTTAATGTAGTCCAGAAAATAGCGGCGGCATCAAATTCAGTAACTGGTGCAGTTGGCGTTTGAAGCGTTGCAAAAACTGATTTAAGACCTGCCCATGTTGTATAGGTTGCAAGCGTTGTTGTAACATAGAAATATGTTTGAGCTGTAGTGCTTGTGTACTGATTAGCCATTGTGACGGCTGTTGGTTCAGTATTCCAAGTTTGAGGCAACAAATAACTATAGAACTTAAATGTCGATGTTGTAATAAACGATTCAAGAGCTGTTACACCTGCGGCTGGCGTTCCAACACCTAATTCCAATACATAAACTGGAGTAGTAGCGCCTTGAGCAAAGAATGTTGTTCCCATTGCCAAAAGTTCTTGAGAGTCTTCCAAAGAAAACAAACTCGTTGAAACAATTGTTGCACTTCCGGGATTGCTTGCAAGAGCGTAAGTTAAAGTATATGTACCAGTTGAAGTTACGCTAAAAGTTCCGTTGTAAGCATTATTTGTGCTACCTGAAACTAAAACGCCTGAGACAATACCTTCAATTACGTTTCCAGTTGGGATTCCGTGAGCTGTAGAGGTGGTAACGGTTACAACAGAGGATGCCCAAGAAACACTACTAATTGCATTACCTGATTTTAAAATTGTGGTCAAATCAGATAATTGAGTTAGCAGTTGATATGTACCTGTCGATAAGGTTGTTGCACCTTGAGATACAAAAGCACCTGTTTGTTGCAACTTTGATGGCGCACTCGCCACCTGTTGCTTAACGATGACATTTACAATATTAGGCATGATGCCTCCTTAAGCGAAACTGATAGACGCAACCATTGAAGTGCCGGGAACAAACACAATTCCAGTCAAGCATGGGAAATTGATAAAGTATGTTCCTACTGCTTCGGGAACAACTGCGACTAATTTTGTTGCGCCAATTGTTCCAGATGCTGATGAATCATAAATTGCGCCATTAGTGCTACCTGCTGTAGTCACGTTAACTTGGCAAACATAACCTCTTGATCCTTTGACCAAAGTGGTTGCTGAAAGATTGAGTGCATTTTTGATACCGCCAGTTGTTGTTGATACTTGTGCATTGATAACTGCTGGTTGATTTGCTCCGACTGCCATGATAAAGCTCCTTAAAATTCAAAAAAAGAAAAAAAAATTACACAGGGGTCAACGAAATAAATGCTTCTTCAATTAGCTTTCGGGCAATATTATTAACAGTTGTCTGGTAATAACTTACTTCAAAAGTAATCATTTTCTTCATTGCAATAATACCAAATTCAGGCTGAGTGACCTTTTCATCTTGAATGATTGGCATATTCATCATACCGATATTATCAGTATTCATGCTATATTGGAACACATAATTGACAAAATTTAAAGCGTCATGGTTTCGTAAACCAAAGATGCTGATTTTGACTGTATCTTTGGTTAATTGATATGGATTTGATTCGTAATCCAACAATGGAAATTGCTGTAATGCAGTTGTTGATGAAGGAGATATATCGACAGAAGCATAAGGAGGAGCTACGTTTTGTCCAACCAAATAACTTGGATACATTGGAAAAAATTGATTCAATGTCAGCCAAATTGGTAAACTATTAGAAACAACAGGTGTAATAGTATCAAAATCAGTCATTGAGTTGATGAGTTGTGTATTCATAATCGAATACAAAGAGTCACCACGATAATGATAAAGATCTGCTTGCTTGTAATAGTTCTCTCTGCGACTAAATGCAAATTTTAATTCTTGATATGAAGCTACATATATTAAATTTGGACTTACGAGGTTGAAATCTTGAATTAGTTGAGGAGAAGTAAAAATAACATGGTTGTAAGCAGTTGTTCTTTCTTCCAACTGATGCATCACAGTATTAAAGTGAAAACTTCCATTTACTCTTACTTGTTTTGCAGGAATAGGGTTTGCGCCTTTGTTATTAAATTCTGAATAGTTATATTGAGCGGCATTGTAAATAGCTGTGTCGTTTAAAAGACTAGCATTGACCCAATATACATAACCATCGATTGGAAGTATTAGTTTTACATAAAGAGTAAACGTAACTGTTTCATTGCCTGAAATCGTGTGTAGACCATCAGCTAAACCAGAGCCTAATTGGGTCTTTGCGCCTATTGTTTCTTCTACTGATGCCATTAGTCAACCCATGACTTAAAAGAGGCTTGCAACACACCAGAATCAATGAATGAAGGTCTTCTTGGCCCTACTTTTCTTTTGAATCTAATACTTTTACCCATTAAGGCGGCTTTAGTAGGTACACCTTCAACACCTAATTTAGCCATTTCTTCAATGTCGAGAAAATGTCTAAAGTCTTTATCGATAGCACTTTCAGCAGATGCAAAAGGATTTTTAACTTTACCGCCTTGCAATACAGTTTCTAAAGCTCCTGCTACGCTATCAGTCAAATGTGATGAAATGTTTTTAATATTGCTCTCAGCAAATTTTGAAAACAAACCATACTTTTCTTCTAGAATCATTGCCACGCCATAGGTAGTATTACCTTCGGGTTCTGGAACGTCAATGACACCCAAATGCAATTTCATGTAAGACCCCAAAGCGTACCAATAGATTGCATAAATCCCAATGCAGTTCTGCCGTATGGGTCTTTTATTCTTTGTAAATCCATCATGGATAAGTTTTGCAATCCATGACCAATGGTAAGAGATTCGCTTGTTGAAACATCAGATGCACTATTAATTACACCTGCTGTGAAATTGTTGATGCCGTAGGCGTTTCGAGCTGTAGCAAAGAAATTTTGACCTGGCTGATCTTGTTGAAATTGCAACAATTGAGAACCTGCCCAGTTATAAACAGTCAACGTATAAATGTCAGGTACTGTTGATGCAAAATCTTGCGGTACAACATCTAAGGCAATGTTGAAAGCATAGTTATATCCAACATCAGTTGGCGGTATAACAATTGAAGTTAACCCCATCACCGCTTGCGCCCAAGCAATGAAACCTGCTAATGTGGGAGGATTAGTAATGGGGTCACTCATAATTTCATTCTATCAAGATTTTCTTGGTCTGCCACGACTTTTCATTGGAGATAAACCTTCTTTGACAACTTCAATAGTTTGTTCAAATTTAGGCTCTGTATCTGCCAAATTTTTCTTTTCTTCAACCACTTCAACTTCTAAACCTGATTTGGTTTTTAAACCCAATTCTTGTGCTTTTTCTGAAATGATCTTGTCAGACACCACAGCAGTTATTTTTCTAGCCTCTAAAGCCTGTTCAATGGCTTCTTGATCCTTTTGTGAAAGACCTTGTTCGATGGCATTGACATTGATTGGCTTGTCAATTCGATAAGTCAAACCACCAAAACCTTTTTTTATGCTTTCAACAGGTTGCATTCCATAAATGCTATGCTGTTTGACGATTGCATCAACTTCATCTTTGGAATGATTAAGTTCGATTTGAGCGCCTGAACGAATATGATGAGAAAACGCTTTTACGTTCTCTGGAAGCATATAAGTAAACAGGAACTCTTGTTTTGTACAGTTAGCGACATAAAGTTTCATCATTAAACCTTTTCGGGATGCAAGGACGGATGATGCGGCTTCCTTTTGAGAAACCCCGCCCTTGCAAAATCAAAAGACTCGGCATCACACGAGTTTTTTTAATTATTGTCCTGTTGTTGCTGGGTCAGCGGCAGGTACAGGTGCAGGTGTAGCATCAGGAGTTACAACAGGTGCATCAGGAGTAGTTGTCACTACAGGTGCATCAGCAGGTGCTGTAATGGTGGCATCTACTACAGGAGCAGGTGTTGCATCAACAGGAGCAGGATCAACAGCAGGAGTTGCTACAGGAGCAGGTTCTGCGGCAGGAGCTTCATCAGCAACAGTTGTAGAGCCAAAACCGGAAACATTGGACATAAAATCACGCACTTCTTGCATAAATGATTTTAAATCGTCTTCAAGTGTCTTCAATCCAAACATTTTTTTCTCCAAAGAAAGAAACCCCAAGCCTTGTGAGCGAGGGGTTTAAATTGCAAAGAAACTTCTAACCTTAATATGCGGCTGACAAAATAGTTAGAGCTTCAGGACGAATACCCCAACCAGAAGTAGTACGCATTGTATACAGAGTAGTAATACCGCCATCAGGAATGGGAGTAGGAATCTCTGTAGGTGCTGATACATCGGTCAACATTAAGCTAGTAGCTGTGATATTGGGTGTCAATGTAGCAAACACGTTGGTATTGATGCGATTGTTGGCTTTAGGAATTTTAAGTTCAGGAGCAATCAAAAGAATTGCGTCTGTACCACCAGTA